ATGTATACCAACATGCACCAACAAAACAACTGCCAAAGTTTGACCAACCGTAGCTACGGTTTCAAAGAACTGGCCGTTCTCTATTTCCCGAATATTGCACCTGCGTCCGCTTCTATCCGCCTCAAACAGTGGATAAAGGACGACACCGAACTACTCGAAGCATTGCAAGAAACAAACTACCAGTTAAGTAACCGCATCCTCACCCCCAAACAAAAGGAACTGATAACCATCTCTTTCGGCTCACCCTTTTAAACCCTAGCGCAGCAGCTCCTACGGCTACAGCCCGAACCCTCTTCGCTAGGGGAACGCCCTGCGGCAAGGGGGAAGAGCACTTCCCCCGACAAGCGTCTCCCCCAAAGGGGGACGGAAGGGGGTAGAACAAGAATACACAACTAAAAATCATCCACATAATCACCCACAAAAAACAATGATTAAACAAAGAAACATCACCCTGATTGTGGTGCACTGCACCGCATCCCGTTGCACAAGCAACCTCACCCCGGAAGCCCTCGACTCCATGCACAAACGCCAAGGCTTTGCCGAATGTGGCTATCACTATTACATCACCAAAGACGGAACAATACATCACATGCGCGACATCACCCATGTCGGCGCCCACGCCAAAGGCTACAACACTCCGTCGATAGGAGTTGCCTACGAAGGAGGCCTGGACGCTTCCGGACATGCCGCCGATACCCGCACCGACGCACAAAAACAAAGCCTTGAAACCCTTCTCCGCTTCCTGCTGCTCACCTACCACGGAGCAAAGATTTGCGGTCACCGCGACCTCTCGCCCGACCTCAACCACAACGGTACCATAGAACCCTGCGAGTACATCAAACAATGCCCCTGCTTCTGTGTCTCCGTCGAATACGGGTATTTAGCAGTGAACGGTGAGTGATGAACACGTAGATATACGCACGAAAGCGCAGCCACTAATCGGTAACCATTAACCGTTCATCGCTCTCTTCTACCTTTGCGGGAAACAATTAAAAAGGAGGTCATTATGAAACCATTTTGGAGAACGACGTTGAAGGTATTGAAAGTTATCGGTAAAATTTTTGTTTGGCTCACCGGGGCAGACAGTCCCGTGAAAGACGATGAAAAGAGAAACGATTAAGGAGTAAACTTTACGATCGGAGTGAAAACCCCTGTTTGGAGGGCTGCGGAATACAAACCGCAGCCCTTTTTTCATGTACATAATCGTATGATGAAACACGTATCATCACAGATAAGAACATACGTCCGCACGCCCACGCACGTATATGTAGATTTGCAACATTATTAATCATTAAAACACTAATTAACATGGCAATTACAATCAAACCCGCTTTGCGCAAGAATCCGCAGGACAAAGCCGCTGCAGCAAAATACTATGCGCAGGTAGTGCTCGCTCCAGAAATGAAACAAAAACAAATCGTTGACCAGATCGCAGACCGTTGTACACTGACCGGCTCTGACATCAAGGCAGTTCTTGACGCATTGATGGTCGTTATCAAGCGCAACCTCGCAAACGGTTCACCCGTCCGCCTGGGAGATCTCGGTTCATTCCGTCCTTCCGTTTCCGGTAAAGGCACCGAGGATGCCAGCAAGTGTGGAGCAAGCAGTGTGAAAAAAGCACGTGTTATCTATGTTCCTTCTGCCGAAATCAAGGAAGCCGTTTCAATGTATTCTTTCTCCAAGGCAGGAGCAAGCGCAGCGAACGAAGATGGCGAAGGAGGAGATGAGAAACCAAATCCGAAACCTGACGAAGGCGGCGGAGAAGCTCCAGACCCGGCAGCTTAAACAATGACCGGTAACGAAGAAAACGCCTGCTAGCGCATTATCCTCGTTTCGTACATCGCAAACAAACCAAGGAAAAAGCCCGATGAATGAGAAATCATTTCACCGGGCTTTTCATTTGCGGGTATTTGGTGAACGGAATATGCTTCTGAAAGTCTCATAGAAAACATCAGGAGTTTTTCAAAAAACGTCTGACGAAATAAAAAAAACGTCTGATGAATTTTTGAAAACAACTCGAAGGGTTTCAAGTACGTTTTTGCTTCTTTTCCGGCTGTTTTCGGGAGTTTTTACGTTTTATTCCCGTATGGTTCTATCCGTAAATAAACAGAATGACACAGACAGAAACGCAATTATCTATAAAGTGACGGGAAAGTATAAATGATAAGTTTGCTGTTTTACAGCGTATTTTTCCTCTTTTCTTCTACAAAGATAGGTCACGGCCGTCCGTCAGTCAAGAACCGCTACGCTATTTCAGATAAAAATATCCTGCGCTCCTACGTCGTGCGGTATTTTTATCTGAAATTTCTTGTCTGCCGTTCATCCATGCCCTTGGAGAGGTAGATGAAAAAAGGAAAAAAATGTGTTCCTGTGCAGTGTGGGGCGGATAAAAGCATGTATTAGTCTTAGGCCCAATATCCGCCGAAGTGATTGTGCCTGGTTACTTTGTCTAACTTCAATTGCTTGCGGCGAAACTTGTTGATTGCCCGTTTGAGCGATTTACGTCCCGATGTGCTGCAGTTCTTTTTTTTCATTCGGCATTGGTAGCAACGGCAGATACCAATACCTGTATGTGATTCTTTCATTTCTATTCTGTTTAATATAAGTTTTGAGAACTTACGTTTTTTACTATTTTATTTTGTGACATTTGCCCGATTGTCACGGATTTGTTATTTGCACTTTTCGGCGGGGCGCTTCGCCCCGCTTCATGGAGCGGACGGCGAAGCCGACCGCCGGGAATTTCCAATGTTCCGAAAGGCGTAAACAGTCAGCCGGGCACGCCGCCAGGCGCAACCCGCAGGAAGCACAAACACCCGCAACAGGTCAGAAAACCGCACGGCTCGGGAGTGGCAGAAGTAACTAAGGGGCGGTGGTCGGGGTGGCGGCTTGCCGCCATAGTGGTGGCGTTTCCACTCCGCATGTTTTTTTTCGCCTGGGGGCGGAAAAATAAAACAATCCATATTAAACATAACCACGCATTATGCACCCGACTTGCCTGAATGGCAAGGCGTGCGGGCATAATGACCCGTTATGTTGAATATCGCTACCCCTTTGTTTTTCTGCCGGTCTCTTTTTGGGTGTCCCCCAAAAAGGAAGACGGAAGGAAAACAATTGCTGTCACGGCGCACGCAGCATCACGTCTGTACGCGCCCGAAGGACGGCGAAGGGTGCTTACTTCCACAATACAAACTTGCTCAACCGTAAACCCGGGAACCCCGCACCGCAGGGCTGCACTCCTGGCTAACACTTCCGTTCCTATAGTCAGCCGAAAAGAGGTAGCGGATTCTCGCCATAGTCCCGGCGTTAGTGCCGGGCGGAGCGAAACCGCACCGGGCATCACAGCTGTCACCCGTTCCGCAGGGGATACCCTTCCGCAAGGGTTTCCACCGCATAGGCTGTCGCTTGTAGTCCGGCTGTGCCGGGGTGTGAGCGGAAGCCGGAGCCGTATGCGTCAGGCGGTAGTAACTTCCGTAATCACCCACTTTGCCAGCCTCGACTGTTACACACAGGAGTAACTTTTGGGAAGACTTCCCCCAAGAACGTTCCATAGAAACACTGTCAGAGGGCGGCTTTCTTTGCGCCCATTGGGTGGCTACGGGAAAGCAAGGAAAGCGGCACGGTGCACAGAAACACCGCCCGTCCGAGAAACGCTGCCGGTGAAGGAATATTGCTATTAAACACTGACGGAGTGCTGCTGCGGGGGACGGGGCTGTGTGGGCGGCGGTATTCCCGCTGCACGCATTGCCACGAACCACACGGCGGCACGGTGAGCAATCAGACGATAAGCCGCTCGCGAAAGTAATCCGCTTGGTTCGGCACTTGCCCATTACCTTCACTTGCTATCACATACCTGTCGGGATCCCGACTCCATCAACCTGATATCCCCGTTAATTGCTAGCAAATTAGTTGCTCCGGAACGAACCGGGAACAAGAATCCGCTAGCACTTTTACGCAGCTCGAGTACACGATCCGGAAACATCTGCTAGCAAATATTTCATTGGCCAAGATCTTCCGGAGCGTATTTTGCTAGCAATCGTTTCCCCCTACTCTTTCTCCCTGCCCGCTTTCTCCAACCTGTCGAGTGCCGACAGAAAACCCCGCACTGCTTCGCCCTGCTCCCGATACTTTCGTTTCAGTTCTCCGTGTTCCTTCGCTTCCTGCTTGTAGTGGGTACAGAAACGGGGGTATTCCTTGACGACGTATTTAATCGCTTCGCTCCCGCTCTTCTTCCCAATGATGTCTTTGAGTATCTCCAGTTGGGCGGCTTCTTCGGCTGTCAGTCGCAAGGTGATCGTGCTTACTTTTTCGCTCATGATCGTTCACCCCCTCTCTTGCCGTCAGAGTTGGCTGGTTGAAGGGCTTGCGCCTGTTGCTGCTGGTTCATCACTTCCGCCCGTCGGTATGCTTCCGCATACGTCTGGCAGTGTATTCCGTATCTCTCGATAGTGACGCCCGCGGCTGTCACTTCGTGCGCCACGCACCACCCTGTACGCATTTTGCGGGGGTAGTAGAGCGGCGTCTTGTTTTTATCTTCACTCATAACTGTGTGGCTTACGCCGTTTTTTGCAATTCGTTTTTCTTCGCTTTTTTCAACCGTGACCTGATGAAACAGCTCACCGAAAGAATCCGCCCTTTCGATCGTCGTATTTCCCGTATAACCTCTTGCAGGACATCTTCTTTGCCTTTCGCCTCTCCGCATAATTCGTCCATGTCGTAGCTCGGCACGCCGATACCCGACAGCATCTGCCTGACGTTATGAACGCCCTCTTTCACCTCATCCGTATGCTCTTCCATCATCCGCAGGCGTCCCGTCTTCACCAGTCCCCACAAGGCGGGCAACACCTCTCCGGTGAACGAATAACGTCCGCCGCTCGCCTTCAACTCTTCAATCAGTTGCCATATCGGGCTGTCGTCCAGGGCAATATTTTCTATCATCAGAACCTTACGGATATCTCCTTTCGAACACCCCAGATTGTAGCAGGTTTCACCCAGCCGCTGCAACTTCAAACGGTATTCTTCGCCATGTTCCGGACGTTTCCCGCAGGATTCTGCGGAAACATTTCCCCTATTCCCGTCCGGAGAGAGTGAAACTTTGTCCTCATCATCCCTTGCCGGCGGAATAGTCCGGGGGATAGAGGGGGAATTTTCTTTACTTTCTTTTTCTTTGTGCCGTTTTTCCGCAGAATTCCGCGGAGTTTCCGGAATTTCCGCAGAACTCTGCGGAATAATGACGCCGGAAGATATTCCGGCAGTGATTACGGTTTCTTTTCCGATATCGGTTGCGGTCTGTTTTCCGGTATCCAGTTTGGGAGAACCATAAACTGTTTTTCCGGTTTTCGTCTCAATTTCCTGACCGGAGAAAAGAGGTAGCGGCGCACCTGTCACACCGGAAGCCACGTCTTGTATCTCGACAAGCCGTATATCTTCCGGTATTACAATCTTCTTCTTGGCTCTCCGGCAGATTTCGAGATATCTCTGCTGAATATCTACGGAAGTAAGTACATGATTCGTATGCCAGGTAATGGTGTCGAACAATTCCACTTCCGTGCAATATTCAATGATTTTTTCTACCCGTTGCTCTTCAATGCCCCAGTATTCGGAAACATCAAAAAGCTGGTCGTCCGTGAAACGGATATAACAGCCTTCAACCCGGTATATCTCGTTTTGGATATACTGGTACACTGCATACCCTTCGCAGCCGTACCGCTTCTTCAGGCGTTTTACCTTGATGTCCTGAAAGCGGTCGGTTTCCGCCTGATAATATGATAATCCTGTTTTTGCCATTTTCGCTAGATTCTTCTACTGTAATTGGATGCGAGGTAATTCATGATTTCTTCTTTGCTGTAGAGAAATATCCCACCCAGTTTGTAGAATGGGATTGCGTGCTCCGCACGCATGTTCCTTAACGTTGAGTTGCTGATGTTGAGCAATTTGCATACATCCGTGGAGCGGATGAACACGGCATCTTCCGGAACAGTTTCGAGTGTGACGGGTTCCACGGGTTTGTACTTCGGTTTTCCGGTGGCTTTCTCCTTTTGGGGTTCCACGACTGCTTTTTCAGATTCCTTTTCAGGTTTCACGATTCTCATGCTGTTGGTTTCTGTTTTCATGATTTTGTTTTTTATGTGAGTTAATTATCAGGGGTTAACCGGCTGTTTATCCATGCAGGTGAAAGCTACCCGGTCGAGGTCTTTCAGTTGGCTGCTGTCGAGGGCGTAGATGGTTTTTATAATCCACCCTTTCAGGACGATTTCCCGGTGTCCTTCCCTGTTGGCGTAGTGATGCAGCGCGCGGGTGACTGCATCCTTCATTTCCTGTCCGGAAATGAGGCTCTTCTCGTATGCTATCATGCTATCGACAGCTTTCTGCTCCAGTTCTTCCTGGCTGATGGTTGCGGTTGTTTTCATCCGTTTACGGCTTTATTATCTGGTGATTTTTGAGATTCCTTTCTGGTGTACAATTCTTTGAGAGCCGCCATGTCGTCCATGACTTTCGTGTCCAGAATCTTAGCGTAGATTTGCGTCGTCTTGATGCTGGTATGTCCCAACATTTTTGACACAGTTTCAATCGGTATGCCGTGAGACAGGGTGATAGTGGTGGCAAAAGTGTGTCGGGCCATGTAAGTAATATTTAGAAATGCAATAAAAAACAGAATGACGATAATTAAACGTAAAACGTTTATAATTAAGCATTTTGCGAGAATTGCAGAACAGACAGACCTGCAAAAGAAAACAAAATATTGCGACGTTTCAGTTACCAGACTGTTAGCCGCCTGTTTCGGAAACGACGGCAGGTAACCGAATTTTTACCGATAAGAACAAAGCGGATTTGTATTCACTGTTTCTCAATGTTTTGCATGCCAAAGGACGCTTTTCAAAGGAGTATTTTTACAACCTAAAAAAGAGCGTTATGAAAGTGGAAAAATTCAAGGTGCTGCTCTACCTGAAAAAGAGCGAGCCGGACAAGACCGGCAAAGCCCCGATCATGGGACGGATCACCCTCAACCGCACGATGGCGCAGTTCAGCTGCAAGCTCTCCTGCACCCCCGGGCTGTGGAACGCGCGTGAGAGCCGGCTGAACGGCAAGAGCCGGGAAGCGGTGGAGACCAATGAAAAAATAGAAAGACTGCTGCTTGCCGTACACTCGGCCTTCAATTCCCTCATGGAAAGAAAAAGGGATTTCGATGCCGCCGCGGTCAGGGACATGTTCCAGGGCAATGCGGGCATGCAGATGACCCTGCTCAAACTTCTCGACCGGCATAACGGGGAAATGAAGGCCCGTGTCGGTGTGGACCGTGCGCCCACCACACTCTCGACCTACCTCTTCACCTACCGCACGCTTTCCGAATTCATCAAGGCGAAATTCAAGGTTCCGGACCTTGTCTTCGGGCAGCTCAACGAGCAGTTCATCCGCGACTATCAGGATTTCATCCTTCTGGAAAAGGGATATGCCGTGGACACGCTTCGCGGCTACCTGGCCATCTTGAAAAAGATCTGCCGCATCGCCTACAAGGAGGGCCACTCGGAGAAATACCATTTCTGCCACTTCAAGCTGCCCAAGCAGAAGGAGACAACACCGAAAGCACTCAGCCGTGAGAATTTCGAGAAGCTGCGTGATCTGGAGATACCGGAAAAACGCAGGTCACATGTCATCACCCGGGACCTCTTCCTCTTCGCCTGTTACACCGGCACCGCCTATGCCGATGCGGTAAGCATCACCCGGAAGAACCTCTTCCGGGATGACGAGGGCAGCCTCTGGCTGAAATACCAGCGAAAGAAAACCGACTACCTCGGACGTGTCAAGCTGCTTCCGGAAGCCGTCGCGTTGATTGAGAAATACCGGGACGATACCCGCGAGACTCTTTTCCCGCCGCAGGACTACCACACGCTCAGGGCCAATATGAAATCCCTGCGCCTGATGGCAGGGCTGAGCCAGGACCTTGTCTACCACATGGGACGGCATTCTTTCGCCTCGCTGGTCACGCTCGAGGAGGGAGTGCCGATAGAGACCATCTGCAAAATGCTGGGACACTCCAACATAAAGACCACCCAGATATACGCGCGCGTAACCCCGAAGAAGCTGTTCGAGGACATGGACAGGTTCGTCGAGGCAACCCGCGATTTGAAACTTATCCTTTAATCCCTAAACAATCATTATCATGCGCAGTACATTCAAGCTCTTATTCTACATCAACCGTAACAAGGTGAAATCGGACGGCACGACCGCCGTCCTCTGCCGGATCAGCATCGACGGAAAGAAATCGGCAGTCACGACAGGCGTCTATTGCAAACCCGGGGACTGGGACAGCAAGAAGTGTGAAATCAAAACAGCCAGGGAGAACAACCGCCTTGCCGCCTTCCGCAGCCGGTTGGAAGAGGCGTACGGGAACCTGCTGAGGAACCAGGGAGTGGTCACGGCCGAACTGCTCAAGACCACCGTGTCAGGCGCCAATTCCGTACCGGAATACCTCCTGCAGGCCGGAGAGGTGGAACGCGAACGGCTCAGGGTCCGCTCCAAGGAGATCAACTCCACTTCCACCTACCGCCAGTCGAAGACCACCCAGCTCAACCTCAGGCAGTTCATCGAATCCCGCGGGATGAAGGACATCGCCTTTTCGGACATCACCGAGGAGTTCGCCGAATCGTTCAAGGTCTTTCTCAAGAAGGAGCTGGGACACAGGAACGGACACGTGAACCACTGCCTGTGCTGGCTCAACCGGCTCATCTACATCGCCGTGGACCGGGAAATACTAAGAGCCAATCCGATAGAGGACGTGGCATACGAGAGGAAAGAAACACCTAAACTAAGGCATATCAGCCGCAGTGAACTGAAGCGGATGATGGAAACCCCGCTGCCCGACCCGATGATGGAGCTGGCACGCAGGACGTTCATCTTCTCCTCGCTGACCGGTCTGGCCTACGCGGATACGAGGGCTCTCCATCCCCGTCACATCGGAACGACTTCGGAAGGAAGAAGGTATATCCGCATCCGCCGCGCCAAAACGGACGTGGAGGCGTTCATCCCGCTGCATCCCATAGCCGGACAGATACTGGAGCTTTACAACACCACGGATGACGACAGGCCGGTATTCCCGCTGCCGGTCCGCGACGTCCTCTGGTATGAGGTACATGGAATGGGCGTGGCATTAGGCATGAAAGAGAACCTGTCCTACCACATGGCCCGGCATTCGTTCGGGACCCTGACACTGACCGCAGGTATTCCGATAGAGAGCATCGCCAGGATGATGGGCCACACGAACATCGACAGCACGCAGGTCTACGCCCAGGTCACCGACCGGAAGATATCCTCGGACATGAACCGGCTGATGGAAAGAAGAAAGCCCGCGGCCGGCAAGGAAGCCGCAGGCTAAATAAAAACTGCCGCCGGAATCGTAAATGCAATTCCGGCGACAATCCTTAAACTTAAATACGATATTATACCAATGCAGGGTGATAGTTCTCCTCCAGCAGCCTCTCGATGTCCGACTGCCTGTACAGGATCTTCCCGCCAAGCTGGATATAGGGAATCCGTCCTTGGTCCCTGTAATCCTGCAGGCACCTGCGGCTGATCTTCAACATCCCGGAAAGCTCCCTGTCGGTCAGGAACCGTTCCCCGTTGAAGGGAGGACGGTTGTCACGGGCAAGACGTTCCACTTTTTTCTCCATGTCGTCCAGCAGGGCAAAGAACCTGCGGACACGTTCGTTCTCCTTGTCGATAATGCCTTCCATCTCTTCCGCTCTTTAAAGGTTTCCGTTCTTCCTTCTTTCTCTCACCTCCTTCTCCTTGCGTCTGATGCCGACGTAGACCATCAACTTCTCCACATCCCCGGGCTTGTAATAGAACTTGCGCTGGAGGCGGGTGAACGCCAGCCGTCCGGTATCGCGGAGAGTCTGCAGGGTACGCGGCGAGATGTCAAGGCGCAGGCAGACATCCTGGCCGTCCAGTCACTCTCCGGGTTCCTTACAGCGGTTTCTCTCATACAATCTGTCCACACGTGCGGACAGGTTCTCGGCGCGCGCCAGCATCCTCTCAAGGACACCGGCCTCGATGTAGCATATTTCCATATTTTCAACTCGTTTAAATATCAGTGCGAATATAAGGGAAGAAACCATGAGAGGCAAGCACGACCGGCACACTGGCAGGAATAGTCATGGATAGTCGGTTTTTGTCATATGGGAAGGAAAAAGAAAGCCGAAGCAGGTCTGGATCCACTACCCCCTTTGGGTATGTGAAAGGAACGTTGTGGTGAAAGAAAAAACTCCTTTTCACACATGGATGAGGCAATGCCGGAAGTCCGGCAATAAAAAATGTGGCTTCTCTATCCGGGTAAATGCCATGATTACAGACTTCTTCCTGTTCCTATACCATCAGGTCGGTTACCTTCAGGTTAACAACTTATCCAACCTGTGATAGATCCGGATGTGAAAAGATTACTTTGGCTGGCTATTACAATATAATAAGTAGAATCATGTCAAATCTACTGCTGCTATTGTTTGTTGATAATGGCTGGCAGTAGAACAAACTTTCGTTAAACCAATACGTTCATTCTTTATTATCAAGTTTTTAGACTACCTTTGTATTTTATTAACTCATTTACCAAACATTATGGGACTACTCAAACCGAATCAAGTTTTGAACAAAGCATATAGACAGGTTGCGATTGAAACAACAGATTTTGACTTATTCAAAAATGCCCTTCGCACATTGAGAGACAATATTGTGGATGGGCAAAGAGAACACACGCAAAAAGAACATTTACGTAATTTTCTGAGTGAAACGTTCTACAAGCCATACTACATGGCTCCCGAAGAAGATATTGATTTGGCTATCCGATTGGATAAAACTATCAAGTCCAATATAGGGTTATTGATTGAAGTAAAGAGTACCACCAACAAAGGTGAGATGATTTCTAATGACAATCTTAATCGTAAGGCTTTGCAGGAATTATTGCTATACTATCTTAAAGAACGTGTCAATAAGAAGAACAATGATATTAAATATCTCATCGCTACTAATATTCATGAATTCTTTATTTTTGATGCCCATGAGTTTGAACGCAAATTCTATCAGAACAAACAATTACGTCGTGAGTTTCAAGACTTTGTGGATGGACGCAAAACCAGTAACAAAACCGATTTCTTCTATACTGAAATTGCAACAACCTATATTGAGGAGGTGAAAGATAGCCTTGAATACACTTACTTCAACTTACAAGACTATCAACACCTGCTTGATAGAACAGACAGTAGCGCTTCACGCAAACTTATCGAACTTTATAAGATATTCAGCGATACACATCTTTTGAAGCTATCGTTCCAAAATGACAGCAATTCGCTCAACCGTGGATTCTACACTGAGCTGCTACACATTATTGGTATTGAGGAACGCAAAGAGAATAATAAAACCGTGATTGTACGCAAAGCTGTGGAACGGCGTGACGAGGCTTCATTACTAGAGAATACTATTAACCAACTGGATGCAGAAGATTGTTTGCGTCACATAAATGGTCGTTTGTATGGGAATGATTATGAGGAACGGTTATTCAATGTTGCAATGGAATTGTGTATTACTTGGATGAATCGTATCCTTTTCTTGAAACTGTTGGAGGCTCAGATGTTGAAATACCACAATGGAGATGCAATCTATAAATTTCTTTCAATAACTAAGATTCATGACTATGATGATCTCAACACACTCTTTTTCCAAGTGCTTGCACGTGACATGGGCAGCCGCACACACTCCATTATGCGTGATTTTGCTTACGTTCCCTATCTTAACAGTTCTCTTTTCGAGGTGACAGATTTGGAAAGTAAAACAATTAAGATAAACAGCCTTTCACAACGTACGGTACTTCCTGTCTTGGCGAGTAGCGTATTACGAAATAAAAAACGCAATCTACAAGTCAACGCATTACCCACCCTGCAATATTTGTTTGCTTTTCTCGACGCTTATAACTTTGCGAGCGAAGGCAGTGAAGAAGTGCAAGAAGAGGCTAAAACACTCATCAATGCTTCTGTTTTAGGGCTTATATTCGAGAAAATAAATGGTCACAAGGATGGTTCAGTATTCACTCCAGGCTTTATCACTATGTTCATGTGCCGTGAAGCAATCACCAAGACCGTGTTGCAAAAGTTTAATGGTTATTATGGCTGGAATTGTACCACCCGTATAGAACTATACAACCATATTGACAATATAGTCGAAGCTAATGAACTAATTAACAGTTTGCGACTGTGTGATCCAGCTGTTGGTTCGGGTCACTTTCTTGTGTCTGCTCTCAATGAACTGATACTCTTGAAATACGAATTAGGTATTTTGGTAGATGCTACCGGTAAGCGTATCCGCAAAGCGGACTATCAACTTGCCATTGAAAATGACGAGCTGATTGTTACCGATACCGAAGGTAATTTATTTGCTTACAACCCACTCAATGCGGAAAGTCGCCGCATGCAGGAAACTCTTTTCAAGGAGAAGCGTCAAATCATTGAGAACTGTTTATTTGGCGTTGATATTAACCCCAACTCTGTGAAGATTTGCCGCCTACGACTGTGGATTGAATTGTTGAAGAATGCTTACTATACGGCTGAAAGTAATTACACTTATTTAGAAACCTTACCAAATATCGACATTAACATCAAATGTGGAAATTCTTTGCTTCACCGATTCGCTTTGACAGACAGTATTCAGACCGTACTGCGAGAGTCTAGTATCAGCATCAGCCAATATAAGGAGGCTGTAGCTAAATATAAAAATGCCCAAAGTAAAAGCGAAAAGCAGGATTTGGAAACGTTTATAACAGAAATCAAGTCGAAACTGAAAACAGAGATCAACCGCCGGGATGCACGATTGGTTAGATTGAACAAACGCCGCTCTGAGTTGGCAAACTTACAAGCGCCTCAACTGTTTGAACCGACAAAAAAGGAAAAGAAAGCGTCGGACAAGCGCATTGCCGATTTAAAGAAAGAAATTGCGACTTTAGAAAATATATTTGAGGAAATACGCTCCAACAAAATTTATCTTGGTGCATTCGAATGGCGTATAGAGTTTCCAGAAGTACTCGATGCCGAAGGCAACTTCTTGGGATTTGACTGTATCATTGGCAATCCACCTTACATTCAGTTACAATCTATGGGTAAGAGTGCCGATGTATTAGAATGCATGGGTTACATAACTTATGCACGCACTGGTGATATTTACTGCCTCTTCTATGAGTTGGGTATGAACCTGCTTACTCCCAATGGTTTTCTTTGCTATATCACGTCTAATAAATGGATGCGTGCAGGGTATGGTGAAGCCTTGCGAGGTTATTTCGCAAGCAAGACCAATCCTATTATGTTGGTAGATTTTGCAGGTATAAAAATATTCGATGCAATAACGGTAGAAGCAAATATTCTTTTATCTCAAAAAGCAGCAAATATTTTTAACACACAAGCTTGTTTGGTACAAGATTCGAATGGCTTGAATAATTTGAGCGATTTCGTGCAGCAACAAGGCGTAAAGTGTAACTTTGCAGATTCTATCCCATGGGTGATATTGTCTCCCATTGAACAGAGCATCAAGCAGAAGATTGAGTCTGTGGGAATACCCTTGAAGGATTGGAACATCCAAATCAACTATGGGATAAAAACTGGTTTCAATGATGCTTTTATCATTTCTACCGAAAAGCGTGATGAGATACTAGCGAATTGTCAAACAGAAGATGAACGTGTTCGGACGGCTGAACTTATACGACCGATTCTTCGTGGCAGGGATATCAAGAGATATGAATATGAATGGGCGGACTTGTGGATTATAGCCACATTTCCTTCGCGGCATTATGATATAGAAAGTTATCCTGCGGTGAAAAATTATCTTCTGTCAATTGGCATAGAGCGTTTAGAACAAACAGGAGAAACTCATATTGTTAATGGCAAAAAAATAAAAGCCCGAAAGAAAACTAGTAACGAGTGGTTTGAAACACAAGATAGCATCAGTTATTGGGAGGATTTTTCTAAGCCAAAAATTGTATGGAAAATAATCGGAAACCAAATGGCTTTTGCATATGATGCCAACAATTATGTAATGAACAATGCCTGTTATATTATGACAGGCGATCATTTGGATTATCTGTTGGCAGTATTGAATTTTCCAATAACTGAAGTAACCTTCGTGTAATCATACGAGTCTGTGATTTCCTGCGTTTACGCAGTTTGCTATAAGCAAGATAGGCACGGCGTACATCAAGATACTTGTTACGGGGACGTTGTATGTGCAAGGTCTGGCAATGTTTGCACAGATGACGATGAAGCCATACAATACCTTCCCATAAGAGTTTGGTATCAGTAGGAAAACGCAGATGACTTTCATAACAGGTGGCATCGGTCATACAGACATGAAGGTTCTCAAGATAAGGTTTCCAATGCTCGGCAAGAATGAGCTGGAGGGGCTCAACGTCAAGGCGATGCGCTAGTTCCTGACGAATTGCACTAACGATTTTAGGATTGGTTAGTGGATGAAGCGGATCAATCTGAACACCACAAAACAACTGGTAATGAATATTACCGTTTAAATGCTCAATCAGTTGTGCATCGGAAAAGTTGGTATAGGACTTCAAGACCATCAAGGCTATTTTACCTTCGGGAGAAAAATAACTTTTACGACCCAAAGCAGAGGACTTCAAATGCATTTGTCGGGCCAGTTCCGAGAAAGGAAACAGAGCATGGAGGCGACCTAATTCACTCGTTGCAAAACTTTGACGATATTTTTTTAGCATATCGAACTCGGTAAAACCTAAACGAGGTTCGATTTCTGAGATTTTTTGTATCTTTACCAT